GAGCCGTTCTCGCTCGCCTCCCGTCGTGTGTAGATATTAGCCCGTGCTCTTGCCGAGCTTGGTATCGCACCACGCGATACACTCGCTCTCCGAGGTAAACTCTTTCGTGATGCGCCATGCGCCGGAATTGCAACGGAACACGGTAAAGGTCGTCGCGCTCGTGCCGAACGTGATAGAGGAGCCTTTCGTCGCCGCGCTGTCGTTGCCGAGAATAGCCTTGACGAGCGGATGAAACACGCCCTTGAAATAGCGTACTCCGTTGCGGATAATGACCTTGTAATAGCAAAGGCCACCGCGAGGGGCTACGTCTCCGTCGGAGTCCGTGACCTCGCTCGACTGTGTATCCTTGGTCGCGCCGTGAATAGCGGCGTGTACCTCGTCCGTCTTGTCGTCCGTTTCCAGCGCGAGAGAGCCGGAGGCGAACATATCGACCTTTTCGGCGAGCGCGTCGTCGGCGTAGAGCTCGCCGGAGGCGTTCGTAACGGTGAGGTCGGCCTTAACGAGCTTGCCCACGGTTACGACGTGCTCGTAGTCGTAGGTCGGGAGCGCATTGTCCGGCGTGGTTTTCGTCGGGGCGAAGATAGGTCGCTTTGCGCCAAACTGTGCCATAATAAAACCTCCTAAAAGTTTTTCGATTTGAGAAAGCCGTCGTACACCCGAGCCGCCGCGTCGGTTGCCGGGTCTGCCGCTTTCTCGTTTGCCGTCTGGATGAATGGGCGGGCGGGCTGTCCCTGTTTACCGAACTCGTCCACAAAAGCGACCTCGGCGGCGCGGCGCTTGTTGCCGTGTCGCCGAGTGCCTTTCGGGTAAACGTAGATAGCTCGTCCGTCCGATGTTTTCTTGAGCTTTTTGTCATAGGAAATGCTTTGCGCCGTCTCGCCGGTGCTGTACTTGCCCGAGAGCATAGCGCGCGCCTCGGCCTCCTGCGCCGGGGCGATAACTTCCGCCTCCGCGACGAGCATTTCGAGCACTACCTCGTCGGGGATTTCTGCGATAGCGTCAAAACCGCCGATAAGCTCCTCGAGCCCGCTCGTGGATAGATTAGCCATCGTCAACGCCTCCCGCGATTTCGCACTCAAAGGCGTAGTGCTGTCCGTGCTCGTCAGAGGCCGGAGTCACCGTCGGGCGCGTGAAGCCCGCCGCCACGAGCCGCCGGGAGATTTCCCGCCGGTATGCGCGGGTATTTTTCTCGAGCGGCGCGTATAGGTGGACTTGCACGAGATAGCGGTAATGCTCCGCGTCGTCGTCTGCGAAGTCTGCCGGGAGCTCGGTATAGTTGAAAACGATATACTCGGTCGCCGCGCCCTTATACACGCCGTCGGCGGTCGGGAGGAGGCTATCGAGCGTATCCACCAAAAGGGTGTTTACGTTCATTCGCTCGCCTCCCTAAACTCGGAGCAATTAAGCTCGTAGTATTCCCGCGCCTCCGTGTATGCGCGCTCGACCTTGTACTCTTTGCCCTCAAAGGAGAGCCGCTCTTGACCGTTATAGTCGGCGGCGCGGAGCTTTACCGTCAGCGCGAGCGAGATACCCGCTTGCCGGGCGGCGTAGAACTCGCTCCGCTTGGTGCTGGACACGTCGGCGAAAACGGTCGTCTCCGTGATTTTCTCTTTCGGATACCCGTCCGCGTCGCGCCCCTCCGTAACGGCCTTGAGCGTCACAACGTCGCGCCAGTACATGAGCTATCCCTCCTCCGCCGCGATATAGGAGTCCGAGAGCGTGAGGCCGTTCCGCTGTTCCTTGTACGAGGCGCGGAGCCTGTCCGCGTCCTCGTTATCGAGCCCGAACTCGGCCTTGACGTAGGTCGTCACCGCTTTTTTGATAAGCGGGTCGCTCTCGTCGTTCGCTTTCTCCTCAAGAACGCCGCCGAGCACGAGGTCGGCTCGGGCGGCGTTAATGAGGTCGGTCAATTCCCCGTCGTGGACGGTGGAGGAGAGTCTCACGCTATGGCGGACGGAGGCGAGATATTCGTCACCGACTGCCATTTCGAGCCCTCCTCATTAGTCCGTAGCCTTGGCAAGATGCACGAACGCGCCGAAGCCCGCGACCGGCTTAGAGTCGAACACGCAAGCGCCGAGGTAGTCGATGCTGTTCGTAGCGAGGCCGGAGTGCTCGGAGCGGACGACGGTAATATCCTGCGAATAGTTGCCGATGATATAGGAGAAGTCGCCGAGATACGCCTCATGTGCGGCGAGAGAGCCGGTAAAGTAGACCTCTGCGCCCATGATGTAATACTTGCCGTTTGCGAACTCGATAACATTGTTCTTGCTCTTGTTCATCAGCGGGAAGAAGTCAGAGAAGAACGTCGCCTTGTTCATGCACCAAACGGCGTTACGCTCGTAGCCGTCGCCCAGCAGACCGTAAAGCGCGATAACATTCGCCTCGGTGAGAGAGGCCATCTTTGCTACGGTAATCTGGTCGGTGTCGTCGGTGTACGCGCCGCTCGCGCCCTTACCGGCGGTCTTAACGCCGCCGGGCTGGTTGGAGCCCGTGCCGGTGAAAATGTACTTTTCAATGCGGCGGGCGACGCTCTCGGCGATAACCTCGACGATATAGCTCTCGAACGCGGAAAGCGCCATTTCGGAGCAAGCGCGGGAGGCTTTGACGAGCTTCACGATTTCGTAGCCGGTCAGAGAGACGGAGCCGAGGGAGTCGCTCGCGGCGGTAATGGCGGCGTTTTCGGTGTGGAGCGCGGCCTCGTCGTTCGTACCCTCGATAGCGAACTTGAAATTGCCTGGGACGTGGAAAATCTTGCATCTCTGCAAAATCGGCGCGACCTCGTACATTTTCTTGATGATCTGATTTGCGGTCGTCTCCGGGATAATGGGGAGGCCGGAGTTTGCCGCCGTGGAGTATGCGCGCTTTTCGTCGTCGGTCAGCGGCTTACCCTGCAAGGTCTTGAGCCATGCGGAGCGATAGAGCTTTTCGGTGCTCTCCGGCGCGGGCTGATTTGCGGAGCGAGCGACGGGATTAGAGAGGCCAGCGGGAGAGGCCGGAGCCGCGCCACCGTTGAGCATACGCTCGATAGCCTGTCTCTTTTCGAGCTTCTCGTCCTCCTCGTTGAGCTCGCGGAGCTCTTTCTCGAGGTCGTCCATGTTGAGCTTGTTCTCGCTGTCGCCCTCAATGAGCTTACGGATTTCAGCTTTGCGGGCGGCGATTTCTGCGCGTCTCTTTTCGATGTTCATAATTTACCTCCAAAAAATGATAGTTGTTGTGTGGTCGGTTAGTATGTCAAAGCTACGAGTTTCTTCCGCCTCCGGGCTTGCTCCAAAGCCGCAAGCTCCCTCGAGTGCTCCTCCTCGAAAAAGCTCCGAGCCGAAATAGACGTGTCATTATAGGCGGGAATGTCCACCGCCGACACGTCGTATAGCTTTTTGACCTTTGTGATAGTGCGGGTATGGGTAACGGAGTCATAGGATGCCTCGCGCACCGTGAAAGAAAAGGACATTTTATCGACGTACCCACCGTCGATTTCCTCGTAAAGCTCGCGCCCGGCAGTTGTTCCGCCAAGGTCTGCGTCGATGTTTACGCCGCGCTCGTCGATGTTGAGCGCGAGCGTTTTGTTTCGGAGGCGAGCGACGACCTTTCCGCCGTGGTTGTAGTTGAAAATCACGTCGGACATATCGCACTCGTCGAAAGCGTGGCGGTCGATAATTTCCTTGTATTCCACGCCGTCGCACTCCCATAGCACCGTAGGCGAATTGAATACGATAGCCGTACCGCGTACCCGATACTCTTTCGAGCCCTCGTCCCTCGGAACGAGGCTAAAGTCCTGCAAAGCGCGATACTCGCGTCCCTGTTTGATAGCCATAGCCTAACCCTCCTCTTTCCCGCCGGTTGGCTCCCCGGGCGGCGTAGTGTCGTCCGGCGGCGTATTTCCGCCGGTCTGGTATTTGTCTGCGAGCTTTGCGTTTACCATGTTCAGCGTTTGGACGCGGCGCGCGCCCTCCTCGCCGCCGATGGTCGGCATATCGAACATAGTCAAGATTTGGTCGAGCGTCGCCGCGCCGATTTCCGTCAAGAACTTTGCCGCCGTGACCTTTTCCGGGAGCGTCGCAAACTGGACGGAGTTCGCGGAAAAGACGATACGGTTTCCGTACCCGAACTCCCGCTCGGTAAAGAGCACATTCGAGAACGCTTGCGAGAGACGGCGGAAAAACGGGGCGATTTCGCCGCTATAAAAAGCCTGTTCCTGTTGCGGAGTCGCGGTATTCTCGACGATTTCTTTCGACACGCCGAGATAGTCGTAAATCTCCTCTTTGACGTATGCGAGTTGTGTCGCCGGGATAGGAGTCGTCTTGTCTGTGATAGGCGTATAGTCGTATTTTGCGTCCGTGACGATAACGCCCGCTCCGTTGTTCTCCATACGGAGGTTGTCCCGGATAAAGTCGTCTCTGCGGCGGTTTAAGTCCTCCGTCTTGACGGCGTTCGAGACTTTCAAAATACCCCGGATAACCGCGACGAGCTCGGCAAACTTGCTCATGCTCTGATTGAGCGTATTCGCTGTCTTGAGTGCGGTATCGAGCGGCTTGTTTCCGTCGCCGAAAATATCGTGCTCGAGGAAATGCCGCCGGACGTGGATAATTCGGGAATATTCGCAAATGTACGTTGCACCCGTCGCAAAGGTAAACCGGCAATAGAGCGTACCCATGTACTCGAGGAGCTCGAAATACTGTGCGTTGATAGGATAGATAGCCGTTAAACGGCCTGTTTCATCGAAAACCGGGTACGCTATCGCGTTGTTATAAACCTTGTATTGCGCGGCGAGCTTGTAATAAAAGTCCGCCGCCGTCATGTACGGATTAGGCCGGAACTGCAAAATGCGGTCGATATAGTCGTTTACCGCGACCGTCGTCTCCGCCGACTGCCGGACGTGGCGCGGCTGTGCGGTCGAGGCTCGGCGGGCGAAAGCGTCCACGGCGGAACGTACCGTGTTAATATCCCACATATTGCCGGAATACGGTACGAAAGTAGACTCCCACGAGCTCAAGAGCTTGTATGCGTGGAAATCCTTGTTTTTCTCGCTCTTGCCCCCGAAAATAGATTGAAAGAGCCCTCTCTTTGCCATTTTTTCACCCCACTAAATACATATAGTCCTCATAATCCCGCACATAGATAACCCACGCATTGAGGAGAGATACCATGCCGTCGATACGGCGCTTTTCGGAAATCTTGACGGGCTGAATGTTGTTGACTCCGCTTTTCTTAACGCCTGTATTCGTGAGGCACCAAAGCAAAACGGGATTTTTGTTGTAATTGACTTTCTTATCGGCGAGAGCCGCTCCGAGCTCCCTCATAGGTTGCGACCATGTAAAAGTCCCCTGTGCGACGGCGCACATATCGAAGCCGTTCGCTTTCATTTCGTCCACCCAATAACCGGCGAGAGCGCGGTCGTATCCGATTTTGAAAGCGTCTATCTTGAGCTCGTCCCGCATTTGGCAGTACCACGCCGTCACCGCCGAATAATCGACGCGAGTACCCTCGCATATCGTGACGAGCCCCCGCTCCGCCCAAATCTTATAGGGCGCTTCTTGCGTGTTGTGCTCGTCGAGCTGGTCGATTTTCTTTTGAGGGAGGAAATAATGCTGAAAAACGTACACGATTTCATCGTCGGACGAGCGCCGGATAATCAGCGTCGCGCACGTTAGGTCGGTCGTCGCGGAGAGGTCGCACCCGCCGATAGCGTAGGTGTTATAGACCTCCTCGGGCTTGAATGTAGCCTCGTTTACTGCGTCCTCATAGGAGAGCCACGAGGCCGCGCCGGTCGCCTTGACGTTGAAATCTTTGCAGAGAACGCCGGGCAAGTCCTCGGGATTTTTCTTTGCTCGCTCTACGAAGTCGGCGAGCGTGGTATATTGCTTTATCGTCCCGAGGCCGGGATTTGCCTTTATCCACGCCGTCGGGTCTGTCCACTCCTCGCGCTTGTCCAGCTCGTAGAGGACGGGGAGGAAACGCTCGTCGGGGGTCTGCCCGTCGGCGACCTCGCAAGCGTAGCCGTAAAGGTTATCGAAAACGGACTCGCGCACCGTGCCGGACGTGGTAATCATAATCACGAGCGGCTGTCGGCGGCTCGAGGTCGATTGCTTCATAACCTCGTAGAGATTGCGGTCGCGTATCGCGTGGAGCTCGTCGATAATGACGGCGTGAGAATTGAGGCCGTCGAGGGTGTTCGAGTCCGAAGCCAGCGCCTCAAACTTGGAGGCCGTCGCCGGAAAGTAAATGTCGTTGCGCCGTTTCTTGAGAATGGCGGAGAGCTCGGGGCTCTGCTTCACCATGTTCACGGCCTCGGTGAGCGTCTTTTTCGCTTGGTCTTTCTTGGTTGCTACGGAGTATATCTCCGCCGCGCCCTCGTAGTCGGCGACGAGCATATAGAGCGCGAGCGCCGCGAGGAGCGTACTCTTGCCGTTCTTTCGACCAACAAGAAAGAGTGTCTCTCGAAAGCGCCGGTATCCCGTCGCCCTCTCGAGCCACCCGAAAAGGAGTTGTATATATGCTTTTTGGAAAAGCTCGAGCGTCAGAGACTCTCCGAGCGTTCCTTGAGACTGCTTGCAAAACCTCTCGACGAAGATAATCGGCCTTTCGCCTACGGCCTCGTCGAAGTAATACGGCGAGCTCTCGTCCGCCGCGTCCATTTCTGCCACGAGGCGACCGTAAACGGCCTTTACCCGTCGGCTCGTGACGATTTCGCCGGAGGAAATCCGCTCCCAATATTCCCGGACGTAGTTCACTACTTGCCCGACCGAGCGGCGGGCTTTGTGATAAAGCTCATAAGCTCGTCACCCGCCGATTTCTTTTCTTTCTCCGGGAGCAACGCGACGAGCTGATTTGTGAGAGCGGAAAAGGATTTTATCGTCGTGTTGTAGGCACGGAGAGCCGGGGACTCCCGGCGGAGCTTTTGCGCCCCCTGTACGAAATCCTCTATCAAGTCGCCGTTGTTGATTTCGTCGGCGAGGCGTTCCAGCGTGACGGAGGTCACGGCAAATTGATTGATAAGCCCCTCGGCAAACTGCCGCTTTTCGGGAGGCATTTCTCGGAAAAGCCGTTTAATTTTCTTCTTTTTCGCCTCGATTTTTTCAGAAATCGAAAGCTCGTCGTAGCTTTTTTTATTTGCCGCCATATAATGAGTAAACCTCCCTCCGCCCCGGTTTTACCCCCCCTCATGTGCGCGCCCGGGTCGGTTCTTCCGAGGATTGAGGCGCGGTTACTTACCGGGTATCTATTTCGGCGCACCCCTGGGGGTATGTGGCGCTGTGATAATATTTCCGTCTGCATCGAAAGCGAGGCCGTCGGCAAGCGGCGGCGTTCCCTCGTGTATCAATGCGTGACACGTCCGGCAAACTGTCTCGAGGTTATCCTCGCCGAGCGCGATTGCCGGGTCGTCGATGTTCCTCGGCGTGAGCTCTATCTTGTGATGCACGATAACGCCGGGCTCGCCACAATGGACGCATAGCCCCGCGTCTCGCTTGAGAATATATGCTCGTGTTCGTCTCCATGCCGGAGACTCGTAAAACGCTTTCGCAAACTCTCTCATGCTCTCCGCCTCCGAGTGGATAAAGAGAACGCCTCGCGCATAAAGCGCGGGGCGCACGGCGGCGAGGTTTCCCTCGACCTCTCTTTACGCCTCAATGATAGCACGGGGAAAATGCAAGTTTCCATACGGATTTTTTTCGATACATGAGAATAAGTTAGAAAACGCCTCACATGGACGGCATAGCCCCCGCGCCGAAGTAGAGGAGGGCGAAGCGCACGAGCGCCTTGTTTCGGAGGTCGTAGAGGCTGGACGTGGAGGAATAGCATACGGCCTCCGTGATTTCGTCCTTGCTCTTGCGCTCGATGTACCAAAGCCGGAGGATACGCGCGTCGTCCTCGTCCATCTGCGCGAGAACGCCGTCTATCTCCTCGACCTTATCCCGGGTAATCTGGATTTCCCGCATAACCTCGGCGAGCTCGAGGCAGTCCGCGAGCGCGTCGTTTACAGATTTCGCGCCCGTGTACGGCTTGGACATATCCGCCGACGGATACTCCGACGGCGCGCCGTATCGTAAAATGCGCTCCTTTTTCCGCTCGAGATTGCCTAAAGCCGTCTCGAGCAAGCCGCGAGCGCGGAGAGTTTTCTCCGCCGCCTCGAAATAGTTAATCATAGCTCGCCCTCCTCGTGCGTTATCGTGGTTTAGGCGCGTTTCCCTCCGTGGCGGTATTCGCGCCCCTTGTTGTACTCATGCTTTGCCATGAGAACGGCCTCAACGTCCACGCCCATATAGGCGAGGTAATCGAGAATACGGATAATCGCGTCGCAAAGCTCGACGGCGACTCCCTCCGGCTTGCAAGTGCCGGTTTTCTCGTCCTTGTCGCAAGAGCCCTCAAACTCGCAGACTCCGCCCGGGATGCTGCAACACCCATAGATAGCCGGATTTCCGTCGCGCCACTCCTCGAGCGCCTCCGAGACTTCCGAATGAATGAGCGCGGCGACCTCGGGAAAGCTCCGAGCCGTCTCCCACCATCCATGCGCGACCGCGTTCTCGTGGACTTCCTTTGCAAACTCGTTTACTGTCATTTTCGTTTCCTCCGTTTCGGTTTTATAAATACACCGTCCCGCCGGTAAAAGCGGGCGACGATATATTTCCCTCCGTTTACGTCGTTGTGCCATGCGCCAGCATCCGCGAGGAAATAGCCCGGATAGAGCTTTTCATACTCGGCGTTGTTGGTCGTGTCCCGGGAGAGCTCCTCGGCGCGCTTGCCGGAGATACGCCCGTCCCGTGTTTTCGGCTCCGGGTCGATAAGATTTTTCGAGGCGTTCCACGCCCGAGTGTAAAGCGGGCTCTTGACGATGTAATGACCGAGCCCGGCGAGGCCGCTCTCTGTGAACTGCAAGCGGCGGGAGTTCGCATAGCCGAGCCCCCAAAGGTTTTCGAGGTCGTCTCTATCCATTCCGCCGGATAGCGTGACGTGATGATGATAGCGCCCATTCTTGGAGCCCTTTTCCGTAACGGCTATGTACTTGAGCGGCGGGAGCCCTTGCTTTTTCCGCGCTCTCTGCACCCGGCGGATATAATTCCGTAAAAGGCGTTGCGCCTCCTCGGGGCTTTCCGGCTGGTGCTGATAGGTCAAATGGATTTCGAGGTCGTCCGGCGTAAAGTTCGCATGGAGGAGGCGGACGAGCTTCTCCTCTCTGTGCCGCTGATTGAGTTTCGCTTGAGCGGCGGAGGTCGGCTTGCTCCGCTTGCCTCTGCTCCGAGCCTGTGTATAGGTCGGGTAGATATATACGTCGAGATACTCACCGCAATAATAGCGTTTCTCTCGGTAAACTGTTCTCATGTGATACCCTCCGACGAGAGCTCGTCTATGGTCGGTTTGTTAATATTCCATACGAGCCCGTAAAAACGCGCTTTGCGCTCGATTTTTTGTCCTTGCATACCGTCCCGGAGAGTGCTATAATAATAAAGGTATGAGTAATCGCTCGTCTTTTCCGGGACGAGTCCCCGCCGACGTTCTGCAAAGCGTCGGCGGTTTCTCTTTTTCTGTCCTGCATTTTCAGTCCTCCGCGCGGCGGTAAAGTTCTACGAAGTCCGCCACGAAATCGAGGATAATCCGCTTTGCCTCATAATATATAATAGGTAGGAGCAAGAGCATGAACTCGCCTCCGACGGCCTTATAGCCTCGCCACGCGAGCGCCGCGCTCAAGCCCTTTGCGAAAACGACCGCCGTCACGATAAGCACGGCGAGGAACTCCGCCGCCGCGAGGCGGCTTTTCTTTTTGCGCCTCATGTGTCCGCCTCCTCGCCCCAATCAATAGCCTTTCCGCATTGTCCGCAAAAGCTGTTACGATTGCCGTCCTCGTTGTAGAGATATTCTCCGCTTTTACAGTTCTGACAAGCTAAAACGTTCTCGTCGCCGTCGGGGTACGGGCTCGCTTTCATTTGCAGATAGAGGGCTCCTTGTGCCACGTTACACGCCGCCCGAGTGCGCGGCGTATCCTCGCAACGTTCACGGCGAGTCACGTCCAGCACCATAAACGCGAGTTCCGGGGTCATTTTCTCGGACGGCTCACGGGAAAACTCTTTTCGCGTCGTGTATTTGCACGGATTTCCACAATTTCGCTTGTTGCACTCGGTATTTTTCTGCGGGTCGCACTCGTATAATTTCGGAAAGTTCATTTTTTCTCCTCCTCGTCCTCCGGGATAGGCGTAAAGCACTCGCAACGGAGGACGCGCTCTTTTTCGTCTGCGTGTATCGGGCTCGGGCGGCGGCTGTCCATGCGCTCTATGCACGGGATGCAGTAATCGCCGTCTCTGCCCTTGCGCGGGTCGTGTACCTCTCGAATGTTGTCGCATTTCCGGCAATCGAACTCGTACCGCCATTTCGGGAGGTTTGATTTCCGGCGGCGTATCATTCCTCGGCCTCCTTATAGGCCGCGCGAACTTCCCGCATAATGCCGGATACGGAATATTCGCCGTAGTCGATGAAACAGCAAATAGCCTCCTCGAGATTTTCGGCGTTTTCCGCCGCCGACGGGATTTCGCCCGGTTCGATGCACATATCCTCGAGAGCATCGAATACCGCTTTTGTGGCGGCGGCGCTTTCGACGGCCTTTTTTCTCGCTTGCTCGAGTCTGCGTTTGAATACCGCGAGAGCCTGCTCCGTGAGCGCCTCGTCGGGAGTCATTTCCGATATTTTTTTCATGGTATGAGCCTCCTTGTGGCTTGCTCCCCGGCATTGAGCCGGGGAGCTTTTTAATTCCGAATTTTACAGGTCAAAGCCGGGCGCGAAGCCGAGGGAATAGTGCGCGCCGGTGGAGTTGACTGTCCCGTCGGTGCTCACAAACACGAAACTGTTGGAGATGCTCGCATCCGGAGAACGGAGCCACCAAAACCACGTCCCATCTCCGACGCGCTCTTTCACGCGGTTGCGCTCACGCTTGAAAATCTCAAGTTGAACGCTGTTCGGCTCCTCGTTCCACCAATCACCCGCGCCGAAAACGTCGGTCGCGGAGGGTATCCATAGAGTATCCGCGTACTCGTGACGTTCTCCGTCGATTTCCTCGGACATGAAACGAGGCTCGAACGCCTCCGCGAGCTCGTCCGGGAAAAGCGGGAGAATATCCTCGAGGACGTGTCGCCGCCCCTCGCTCTTGAGGTATCCGCCCTTGTTGGTCGGCGTGTCGTTCATGCGCCACTTATCCGCGAGGCAGTCCTCGAGGACGAAGCGGGCGCGCTTCTCGTTGACATATCCGCCGCAAACGGCGTTGACGTGCTCGCCGTTCTTGAGCTCGATAGCGAACTTGTCGCCCGGGCGGATATGCTCGAGGCCGTTCCCGCTCGAAATGGCCTTTTTGAGTTCCACGAAAGAGATTTCCTTGTTCCTTGTGGTAATGAGTTGCATCGTCTTTTCCTCCGTTCAAAATATTTTACAGAAATAGTGATTGCCGATAATCATATCGACGCTCTCGTTATAAGGCGCGGTCGAAAAATAGACCGTATCCTCTGAAAGAATGTGCTCTCGCTCCTCTATGGCGGTATGCACCGCGAGATATTGTTCCTTGTCCGGCTCCGCCGAGTAGAGGTACGGAGCGGGGGAGAATTGCCATACGTCGCCGTATTTCTGAAATACGACCTCCTCGACCGTATCCGGGAAATAGTCGGAGAGCATACGGTTTAGAACGACCTCGACGACGGCGACTTGTCCCTCGAAGCTCTCGCCGCGCGCCTCGTGGTAGACGAGGCAAGCAAGGATATAAACGTCCTCGTCGCTGAAATGGAGCTCCGCGTATCTGTTCTCGGGCTCCGGCTCTACCGGCGGCTCCTCGGGCTCCTCCGGCGTTTCCTCCGCCGCTGTCTCCGGCAAGGCCGGAGCCGGTGCTATGTATGCCAGCGTTTGCCGTTCCGCCGCGAGCGGGATTTCCTGCTCGAGTGTCTCCCGCTCCTTGCCCGCCCGGAGTGCGATAATGAGCCCCAGCACGAGGACGAGCGAGAGGAGGATACCGGCTTGCATCCGGCGGCGGCGCTGTCTGCGACGTTTCCGCCGCTCCTGCCTCGTCATGGTCTGCCGTCCTCCGGCGTATCCTCGGCGAGCACGATATACTCGCACTCCCGGGCGATTGCCGTCCACCGAACGCCCCATTTGCGGGCGGCGGCGTGTACGGCCTCATATTTGTTCACGCCGTTTACGGTGAGCTCGCCGTATTCCTTGTGACGGACGAGGTATAATTTCATCGTCCCGGCGAAGCGCGGGCGGTATCCCGCCGGTGCTGATTTCTCGTGCTTCATTCTGCTACCCTCCCGTCGATAAGCTGAAAGCTCTCTCGGATAGTCACGGGCTCGCGTCTGCCTACGTCAAACTCGAGGACACAATATCGCCCGGCGGGATGAACGTAGACGACCGTCCCGGGGATTGCTTTCGGCTTGCCGTCCTTGCCCGGAACGTCGAACGTCGCGGGCTTTACCGTGATGCGGTCGCCGAGCTTAATCATTCGACGACCTCCGGCGTGTCTGCCGCCTCCGTGGGCTTGTCCGCCGCCGGAGCCTTATCGCTCGCCGCGCGGAGGAAAGCGGCTCGGAGCATATTCACGAGGGGAGAGGCCGTCGCCGGAGTCGCTTCTTTCGGCCTGTCCGGGTCTGCCCGCTCGACGAAATTACTCAAGATAGCCGCCGAGACGACCTCGCCGACGAAGCCGCCGACCTCGTTATCGGTGAGAGTCTGCGTCCGAGTACGGACGGCGAAAGCGCCGGTCTTGAAATCAAAGACGACATACGCCCGAGCGCCCTCCGGCGGCTCGATTTTGACCGCCGCCGCGTCCGCGATAACCTCCTCGGGGCTCGGCACGGTATAACCGGCCTTTTTCAGAATGTCCAGTTGCGCCGCGTCGAGGGCGAACGCCTCGCCGCCGAGCTTTTTAGAATAGAGCTTTTTCATTTGTGCGACCTCCTCAATCGTTCGACTCGCTGATAACGGCGATTTTTGCGAGGGCGGACGTTTGCGCCCACTCCTCGGCGAGAATACGGGAACTCCGCTCGAACTCCTGCGAGAGCGCGGCGAAAGCGTCCTCGTTCCTGTCCTTGACCGCGCTCCACATTTCCTTTTGGACTTTTTCAATGTCGGTGTGCATCTGCTTTGTGCGCTCGATGCACTCTTTTAACTCTGCCCATGCCTCACGGTCAGAGGCGAAGCCGCGCCCGCGCTCCTCCATTGTGCCGGAGACGGCCTCCGCGACGGCGGCTTGCAAGTTTGCCATAAGCCGGACTCTCGAACTCGTTTCGCTCATTGTTTCACTCCTCCATTTTTCGATAATTTGGGACACCATGCCGGGATATACGGGTCAAAGCGTTTCACGCCGACGACACGCCCCTTGCATCTGCCGGAAGCAAAGCACCGATAGGAGAGCGTGTCTTTCGACCACGGCTCCGCTACGACGTGCTCGCACCCCTCGCAAGTGCGGGTAAAGTCAGCGCCTACCATTCCTCGTCCTCCTCTAATAAGAGGTCGTCGAACTCCATTTGTCCGGGGAGCACCCCGTCCTCCATCCACCAATGGAAAATGTCGCGGCCTGTCGTTCCCGCTCTCCATGTGCCTTGCATTTTTCCTCGGCGTTTCCGCTCCTCGAGCATCTTGTCGAAAGCGCGGATATATGCGTCTTGGTATTTCGGATAGCGGCTAAACTCCTTTTGTCTGCCTTGCGTACCCGCCATAGGACACCCGACGCACCCGACACGGGAAAAGCCGCACTCGTAAAGCGGATTGACCGGGATTTTTTCGGACTCGATATAGTCCCATACGTCCGCGTCCGACCAATCAATAATGGGATTGCATACGGCTTTGTGCTGTCTCATGCACGTTTCAAAGAGTCGCCGCCGGTCGTCGTTGTCGTTGTTGAGAATGACTCTTTTCTCCGGGTTAGAGTGTCCGTTCTCGAAAATGCCCCGGTTTTTCTTTCTCGCGGCGCTTTCAGCCCAACGAACGCCCGTCGTTATGTAGCGGCCTTGACCGCCGCGCTCTTTGAGAATGGAGCAACAATAGCGGACGAGTCGCGTCGGAGGCATGAGCTTTTGCGGAATGAGGCTCCACATAGTCACCCGCTCGCCCTTGTAGTGCGGATAGTTGACCGTGCATTTTACGCCTTTCTCCTCGAGCCGCTTAAACTCGTGGCGGATGAAATAGACCGTCTCCGGCGCGTCTACGGTCGTGTGATTGTGCATAACCTCGAAGTCGATACCGGCCTTTTCTGCGAGCGCCACGCAAACGGAGCTATCTTTTCCGCCGCTGGTTGTCACAATGAGCGGGGCTTTGTAAAAGCGTTCGGACGTGTCCGCCGCCTCGCGGAGCCGCATAATGGCCTTTTGCTCTAAATCCATGTCCATTTATAGCGCCTCCTCTTTCGCCCACGCATAGAGAACTTCCGTGCAAAAGTTCAACGGCGAGTTTTTGCAGTATTCCGCCGCCGGACACTCCGAGCAAGCTCTCTTTTGGATTTCCTCGATAACCTTTTCCGGCTCTATGGAGATAAGCCATTTTTCGAGATTGTTCATTTCTCTACCTCCGCCGCCGGGAGGCCGAGCCACCAAAGCGGGTTATCCCGCTCCGAGCGGCGGCAATCGTCGCAGTCCGCCGCCGAGCACGAGGAGCAACAGAGCCGGTGAAAAGCCTCGTCCCACGGCGTTTCTATTGCCGTGATAGAGCCGAGGAACGCCGCGAGCGCCTCCGGGCTTGCCGTGATACTCTGAAAGTTGTCCATGCTCACGCCTCCAAAGCCCGCAGTATTTCGCGGAGGTCTGCGTCGAGCTCTCTCCAAAACTGCGCGTTGTCGGCGGCGTGGATATATTTCGGGGAGCCGTCCTCTTTCTTTTCCTCTGCGAGCTTTTCCCATGTCGCCGCCTCACCCTCGCGGGTCTTGGTCGTCATAAGGATGTAGAGCGAGAGCTTGGAGCATTGTTCCGCCGTGAGTGTTTTTTCGTTCATGGTATGAGTAACCTCCTTTTTTATTGAGCCGCTTTCCGACGGCCTCTATTTCGGTACGACCGATTGACGCGAGCCTCCGCTACCGCCGCGCTATACCCTTGCCGAAAGCGAGAGTCCGTTTCGCCGGTCTTGCCCCGCTCGAGCTCGCGGTAAATAGTCGCTCGACACTTGCCGACGCGCTTTGCGATTTCGTCCGGCTTTGCGCCCTCGGCGTACATAGCCTCGATAATCCGCCGCTCCTCGAGCTTCAAACACTCGTATTTCATTGTCTCGCCTCCGTTTCTGCATAAAAAAATAAGTGCGTCGGAGCTTAGTAGCTCTTTCGCACTTAATGATAAACGGCACAGGATAAAAATTTTTGCAAAGAAAGGCTTTACATGACCGGAAAAATCTGTTATACTATCGAGCGATGTGTAAGGGGACTATCTCTTGCCGGAACAACCGAATACGCGCCCGTAGCTCAGTTGGATAGAGCGTTAGACTCCGACATTTCAGGCGTCTCCAGTTGAGATATGGCGCAAAGCCTTGCCGCACCTGCGTTTGCGGGAACGGCAGAGA